GTAAGTCGCGGTGATCGAGCGGTCGACGGCCCACTTGTGCGCGTAGAGGATCGCGTCCATGACGATGTCCAGCGTGCGCACGCGGGTGACGAACTTCCATTTCGCATCACTGGACAGTGTGCGGTTGCCCCACAGGCGGTACCCATCATCACGAATGATCGTGGTAATGTTCGCGTTGTTCAGCACGTTGGCCCGGCAGGAGGGATCGCCGTCGAGAAACTCGATCGGCCGCGTGGTGCCAGTGATGCCGACAAACTCCTTGTTTGAAGGCGACGCCCAGAAACCGTAGGTGGCATCGGTCCAGGCAAACAGGCCGGCGGTCCAGGCCGATGCTGGTGCGTTGACGGTGGCACTGGATCCGGTGTCCCAGAACTGCACGCCAGGGTCGACCATGTAGGCGTGTTTGCTGCCGAAATTTTCGGCATAAGCAATCGCGGCTTCGTCGGTGGTGTTCGGCCCGTCGATGATGGCCATGGCCCGCATCTTGTCGCCCAGTGCCACCAGTGCGGTGGCCACCGCCAGCGTCGACGAGTACCCCGGAGTCACCAACAACCGTGGCTGGGCGTTGAACTTGCTTTTGCCGTTGAGCAACGCCTGCATGCCCGTACGGCTGCCGTCGGCCCAAACCCCGCCAATGATCGCCGACAGTTGTTCTGCATCATCGTCCAGCAGCGGCACGCCGACGGCGACAATCACCGCCTTCGACCGCTTGAAAATAGCCTTGCAGTCTTGGGTAATCGCCGCGTCCGGCCCCCAGGCGGCCACCGCTTCGCTTTCGCGGGTGATCAGCAGCAGTTCGTTGGCGGCGGCCGTGGCCGGAGGACCCACGGTGAAGGTGTTGCACAGACCGATGATCGATGCGGACGGGGTGGCGATGTGGCGCGCCCCGGTATCCACCAGGGTCACGGTGACGCCGTGAAAGAAACTCATAGAGTGATGCTCCAGAAACGAAAAGGCCCCGCATAAGCGAGGCTGTGAGTGACGTGAACGGAAAAGAAAACGCCCCGGCAATGCGGGGCGTTTTAGAAGGTATTTGGCGCTACAGGGCGTTCTTCCTTGGTAGGAAATAAGGCGCTGGCAGGCCAGGCCCGCAGTTCATTGCGGTAGGTGCGCCACTCGGACTCCGTGCTGATTGCCCCCGGGTCCGCATCCTGATGCTTGTCGACCTCTCGGCCCGCCAAACGCAGCTCGCTTTCGATCCACGTCTGTTCCTGCTGGCTTTGAAGCTGTAGGTCCAGAGCGGCATCCAGCACCCAATCGAGACCGCCCCAGAAATGGGCCGCACTCGGACGCGGCAAGGTGGTTAGCTCAGGAGGCAACTCGCCCGGCATCGAGTGTTTAACTTCACTACCATCGACCGTCTGATAGGCCGGCCCACGGTAATCGGGTACCACCGCCCAAACGTCATCCCTCCAGACGACCACCTCGCCGTCACCGGCTTCGGGCGGTTGCTCTAACGTGGCACCCGCCGGCAGACCGCAGCCGGCGCTGACATAGGATTCCCGTTGACCAAGGTACTCCGTCGTCGTTTCGCTGAAGGTGTAAACGTCGATCCAGCCATTTTCATCAAAAAAACCGTTCACTAAGGTAGGCATCAATGCGCCCTGCAAATGTAGTTAAACGCCACGCTGCGTGGACGTGTTTCAGTAGCAATTCGCACAACACGTGAAGGGTCAAAGAGCATACTTATATCGCCGCCAATAACGCCGCCTTCGCCGTAGCTGACAGAACCTGGCGTCCCCACAAACGCACCATATGCGCCGGAGCCAACCCCCGTATTGCTGGCCATGTTGTATCCCCCGGTGATTTGCTGCATCGCATCGGTTTGCGGACTTAGCAATGTGCGATCCGCATCGATTCCACGGCCATTGTCGCAACCGCGAACCCATTCACCGCGCATATCGGGGACGATGCCGCTGGGATACACGGCGGCCAGCGCCGGGTAGGCCGCCACGTCGAACGGCTGGCCCGCCATGACAAAGCATTTCTCGGGAGGCGTAGCGGTTGGCCACGGAAACGGCACGCCGACGGGCATCGAAAATATGGCAGCAGGATCAAAATTGGCTTGGGTCCAGAGATGCCCGAAATCTTGTGCATCAACCTGTATTTTTATTTGGCCAGAGGCGGCCTCATAGCCTATGTAGATTTTATTGCCGTCCTGACTCGTCCCCCCACCTTGCTGCACGGGAGTGAAACCCAACGCAGTTTGGTACGCACCAGGGTTGAAGTTACTGGTGTTCCAACCCGTTACCCACTCACTGAATTCATATCCCTCTGGTGTCTGAACGGCGCCTCGGGTATAGGTTGTACCGGTGTTATAGCTGGTGATTTGTTGCCAGAGGGTGTCTTGACCGACTGCAACCAGCATGGGGGAGAATTGACCGCCGGCAGGCATGTTCAGGCTGGTGTTCACCCGGTAGATGCCCACGGTGGTGATTGTGTTTAGATCAGTACCGTCGGGAAGGACAATCCCCCCCTGCCCCCAGCCATACGCCCCCGTGAGCAATACATGACCTGGGGTGTCATCTTGGGGAGAGGTTTGTTTAACCAGATTGTTGGTGTCCCAGGTCCTTTCCCATTCGCCCCAAACACCGGCAGTCAAGGCCCGGCGGTACAGGGTGTGGTCGCCAGTCCCATAAATCTCCTGAAAGGCGTATTGACCTGGTGTAATCGCCGAGACGCGAACCCAACCCTCATAAATCCCGCCTGCTGGCCCGCCTGTGCCATTGCTGATGAAATAGAGGGCCGACTCCGCGTTCAAACCACCGATGTCAACATCACTGACCGCATAAGCGGGCCCGCCCCAGCCGAACGCTCCGACCTTCATCAGCGCATCAGGCGTTCCATCGTGTAGATCGAGCTGCACAGCAGCGGTCGCGGCGGTGCCCAGCCCGAGGTTATGCCGAGCCTCGACCACATCCGCAACATCGCCTAGGTTTTCGCTGGCCGACAGGGCATCGGTGATGCCATAGCCGTCGAGGGTGGTCGGGTTGGTACCGGCGACCACACGCCCGAGGGCATCGACAGTGACACTGCGAAACGTGCCCACACCAACGCCGCTCCCACCCGCGATCATTTCGAACTGCAAACCTGTGGTGCCCAGATCAATCGGCGCATCGGTAATCAGTTGCCATAGGCTGTCGCCGTTGGCAGTGCCCTCTTCCACCTGGATAAACACCCCCGGGGTCACTTCCAGACTGTTATCGGCATCGGCGGCCCGCGTCCAGCCTTCGGTGCTTACCACGTAGATCCCGTTCTCTTCGGGTAATGTCTGTCCGGTCACGAGCACTCGCTCGCCGACGACCACGGCCACGTCATCGATAGTCTGCACATTGTTCAGGGCAATGGCGGCGGTGGCCGCTACCCGCGCTGATTGCTTGTGATCCAGCTTGGCCAGCGCTTCGCTGATCGCGAGGTCGACGTATTCACGTGTGGCCAGCACCACCGCCGGGTCGATCTTCAGCACGATGTTCGCCGAGCTGCTGACGATGAAGTTCATCCGCACCACTTGGGTCTTGCCCGTGCCTTGGGCCAACAACGGTTTATAGCTCGGCGCGCAGTTGGCCACCGCCACCAGATCACCGTCGACGTCATACAGGCCGATCTCGCGAATCCACTCACCGCCGACTTCGGGCGGAATGATCTGCTCGGTGATTACCGTGTTGGGGTTGGCCGGATCGACCCGGATCTGGTTGATCGGCGCCCGGCGCCATTCGTTGATCAACTGGGTCTGCAGTCGATCGGGTATCGGGTCGGTGCCGTTGGCATCGCCCAGGCCCATCTCGGTAAACATCCAGTCTAGGCCCATGGCGATGGCATTGGCGTGCTTGGCTTCACCGACCGCCGTGAGAATGGCAAAAAACTGACTGGTCTTATCAATCATAGGGATAAACGTCCAAAGTATCGGTTTCATCGACGCAGAGCGCCGGGCCAAAAATGCCGGTCACGTCGATGTCTTGCGGGGCCGGCGGGTACACGTCGATCTCTTCGCCCTCTTGCACGCACACGGCAATGCCCAGCACACCCTCGGTCTGCAGGCTGAGCGCCAGATTGGTCATGTGCCGGCTGACTGGACGGGCGTCGTCGATCAGCCACGCCAGCTCCTCGTACAGCTCCTCGGTGATACCGGCGTCATTCAGGCCGACCTCAAGAGCGAACGTGCCGGGTACGCCTTCCGGCACGGCGTTGAACCACTCCACGACGTCGATCAGGTAGCCCAAGGGCTCAACCACCCGACGCAACGCACCGATGGTGCCTTTGCGCGCATGCACGTCGTACGCCGAACGGATTGCCGTGCGCTTGGCCTCCTGCGTCCAGTTGTTGTTCCAGCGGTCCACCGACCAAGCCGACGCCAGATACGGCAACAGGTGTTCCGGGCAGGTGTCCGCGTTGTACAAACTGCGCAGCGGGATCAGCGTGTTTTCGTAGTTGGCCGCTTCCACGGCCAGCTCCAGCGGCGTGCTGTTGAGCGGCAGCTGAGTACTCATGTCAGGCTGGCTCCCAGCACCACGTTGTAGCCCGTGCAGTACGCCGCCTCGGACTTGCTCGGTCTGACGTCCGTCCAGTCGAGCAGCTCAACCCGGGCGATGCCGGGGACGTGCAATTGCGCATCGATCCCCGAGCGCGCCACTTCCAGACCGAGGCGCCGGCGTGGGTTGATCCATTCGCTCAGGCGTTTCTGGCTTTCGGCCAGATAGGCTTCGTTCTCCGGGCCCGGGGCCTGCGGGTACAGCACCGCTTCAATGTTGTAATCGATAACCAAGGCGCTCTGCACCGTGAGCCGATCGGCCACCGGCCGCACGTCCTCGTCATTGAGGTGCAGCCGGACCTGCTCGAGCAATTCCGGTGAAGCGGCGCCGCTGCCTTCTAGGCTGAGCACGGTAACCACCACCACGGCCGGTGACGGACTTTCCGCCGTGGCATCGGCCACCAAGCCCGAGGCATTGCGCGCATGCAGGATGTAGCTGTTACGCGGCCCCGCCGTGGTCAGCCCCTCATACGACATCTGAACTCGCTCGCGCAGGGCATCGTCTTCCTCAAGCACCTGCGGCGTCGGCGGCACCGTGCTCGGATCACCGGCCTGAATCACCAGGCGTTGCAGGTTGACGTTGGCAGCCAGGTGATCGAGGTCGGCCCGCTCGGCATGGGCCAACAGCAAGGCCTTACCGGCG